AGGCCTGATTATAGGTCTCAGTGTTGGCGGGTTTATTCTTTTTTTGTTTTGCATCTTTTTGATTATAAAAATAAAAATGTCGCGATAGACTAAATGAACTTTGATCCTGGAATGATTGCTGTGGTGATTGTGACCATCGTGATCATTGGTTTGCTTTTCATGCAAAAGAGTGCGAGTTACGCGACCGAGTCCCCGCTCTCGAAACTGTCCAAAAAACTTGCAAAGGGATCTTTCCTCGGTAAAACGCCCGTCGAGGATTGTTCCACAAAATACGGCACCGAGTGGACCAAGCTGACCCCGACCCTCTGTAAAAAGATCTAGAGGACGGCAGCCTTTGCGCCAGTGTTTGCAGCAACGACAGTTGCGTGCTGACCACCCGGACTCAGCAAAAAGATGACGAGACCGAGGCAGCACAGACAACACAGAACCGCCATGGCGATATAGACGGTCGCGAGCGGGCCTGTGAATGCGGTGTTGATTCCGTCGAAAAGTGATTTGAAGATACCGGCAAATCCGCCAGAATCCCCCTCGGAAACAAGCTTCGCCTTGACGTTGGCACTCGCCTCAGCCTCTGCGGCCGCAACCTGGGCCGTGACACCTTTCATGATACCCTGAGTTACGAGCTGGGATACTATATCCTGTGAAAAATCGAGCTTTGCATTTCCGGAACAGTTTCCGACTTTAAATTCCTTGTCATTTTTGTTATAGACTGAATTGGAAATGTTCATAATCTGAGTGTCATTCATATTCGCTTCAAGCCGAGTGTGAATGTCATTTTTGAACTTTTGGATATTCTCAGCCAGTGCTTGATCGCCACCAGCCTCTGACTTCATCTTTGCCTGGGCATCAATCGCTGCGTCAATCGAAGATTTAATCTGATTGAAAAGATCCTGGGACAGTTCAGGGGACAGTTCACCAGAGGTTGTCTGAGTCGATGTGATCTTTTGGGACGCATCAATCGCACAGTTTCCAGAAATGTCACCCAGGGTCAGTTTCAGATCATTCAGATTCACGCCACTCGAGGCGAGATTCATCGTCTTGGAAGAGATGAAATTGGAAACCGTTTCGGTCGTGGACGACAGGTCCAGGCTCGTCTCGTTCTTCGCCTCCTTTTTACAGTCACCAATTTGTCCAAAAGCACAAAAGTTTTCGGAACGCCGACCGATCTTGATGGATGCCATTTTACTATTCGTATATAAAAAAAAGAGACGTTGAAAATGTAGAAAATGCCCCGTATCGTCTTCTGTCTTCCTGGCACGAGCTACTCGCGCGAGTTCCTGATGGCCTGGACGGACATGGCTATGCAGGTGGCGACGAAGGGTCACGAGATTACCATGCTTCAGTTTCCGACAATCAAGGAGGTTTGCGCCGCGCTCACCAAGACGCCGTGCGACTATGCCATGTGGATCGGATCGAATGTCGTCTTTGACCCCAAAGCCTTTTTCGAACTGCTCGAGAGCCCACACCCTGCAACCGCCGGGTATTACGTCGATGACGTACCGGACACTGTTTCGTTTCGGCTCAATCTGGCCAGTGCCGTCAAGATGAGTGACCTGGCATCTTTGGAGCGATACGTCCCGGCTGAGTGCACCAAGCCCGACTGGCTGCTCGTCAAGGATGGTGCCGCATTCACGGGCTCGCTCAACGACATGCAGTGCATGAACGGTCTGCACATCGACACGTCCGTCCGGATCGGCAACCAGAAGCTCGTTATAATTTAAATTCAGTGACCAATTCGTCCAATGAAACATAATATTTTGCGAGGTCCTTTTTGAACCGCGCATCTTGTTTGGCTCCCGTCTTGACGATCCAAGCCAGATTCGCCTTTGAATATTTCGTCCGTGTTTGATTCTCTGTTGGTTTTCTCGGTTTTTGAACCTTTTCTTTTGTCTCGGTTGCGACCGGACGCTTGTCTATAAAGGACAGAGCCTGCATGACCGTGTCCGCCAAATCATCCTTTTTGGCATGTTTATTGAAAAATTCAACCCAGGTGGTATTCTGAATAAACTCACGGGCGCGCTCGATCGATGCCTTTTTACGTTTTGTATACATGGCCCGACCGGGACCGGCACAGTCCGGAATCTTATGACGAGCATCCCATATGACAACCTCCTTTTGCTTCACCAAAAAATATGTATGTAAAAGGTTTTCGATCCCTTTCATACTCCTGTTTTTATCAGGCTGTTTCTCGATAATGACTGTATCGGCCTCGAGAATCCATGGCTTTCCGTCCAAGTGTCGAACCATACACGGGAATATTCCATCGGCGTGCATAGGTGGAATTCCCGAAACGTCCCACTCTTTTATGATTTTTGTAGCCGGATCAATCAAACACATTGCTAAATTTTTTATTCCACAATCGATCGAAAGTAACATAGTAATAAAGATTGTTTGTTTTTTAAGTTCAATGGTCGAACTCGTATGTTGGTGGTGTGTCCACCCCCTCCCGAGTCTACCCTGTTTCCACCTGCCCATGAAATATGACGATCGACGTAAGATTTTCACAACCATCGGAAACTTTTGTTCGTGGGCGTGTACCAAGGCGTATGCGATCGACATGGGATCGGCCCGGAAAGATGAATACTGTTCTTTACTGGCGCTCATGCGCAAGCAGGCACTCGGTCGGTATTTTCCCCTGTGGCCCGCACCAAAGAGGCAGTGCCTTGCATCCTTTGGTGGAACCATGACGATCGAAGAGTTTCGGGCACACGGTGGAACGGTCGAACCGCCCCGAATTCACTGGCCATTTGAAAAGATTTGTATACCGATCGAAATTCCAAAGTTGCCCGTGCACATCATGGAATCGTCCAATGGTGGTATTATAAACGGGCCGAGTAGACTCCGAGCCATTGAAAACTCGACGACAACGCCCGAGACTCTCAGACTCAAACGGTCCAAGCCGCTCGTTCGAGCCGCGACATCCAAGCTCGAAAACGTATTGGGAATAAAACGAACGTCTAATTGCTGAACGCAAGGCCGCCCATACCACCCTGGATCCGGAGGACGTTATATCCGACGGCAAAGATGGCAAGATTCAAGGTTGGCTGGGCCGAGGCCATAAAAGGTTTGAGTGTGACTTTGAACTCGGCATTGTCCACACGTGAAAAGTTGCACGTCCCGCTCGGTTGATGGTCCTCCGGTTTGAGTGCGAACGAGTAGACGTATATACCGGCATACGGAGACCCGGAATGGTACTGGTACGGCTGATACTGGTTGAAATATTTACCGCGTTGTTCGGCAAACCGAGGCTGGCCGTTCAGGGTGAGGTTCATAGAGTCCATGGGTCCGGAAAAAAAAGCAAGTCCACCATCGCCCTCTTCAAGAAAAAAGGACGCTGTGACTGGTGTAGCTCTTTGGTTCGCCAATTTGATATCTTGGTTCAACACTGAAATGACCGGGACGGCCCCATTAGACGAATATGCAAATTGCCACATGACAGATGGGTCACTCCCAGGTTTCTGGAAACACCACACGAACTCTTTGACCGGGTGACTAATATTGAGTCGGACGGACGGTGTCGAGTTTGTCGTGAGGACTGGAACATCCGAGTTGTACTGAACCTGTTCTATAAGGTATTCGTGTGTCTTCTGAGCCATCCGACGACGCTCCTCCGTGTCCAGATATACGAAATTGGCCCAAACCTGGAAAGAGGTTAGACCCGTGTCAAAATAGTCGGTGTAATACGGTGTCAATGTGAAATCGATCCGGACGTCATGGTACTGAAGGGCGACCATGGGCAGGTAGAGTCCTGGATTGCGATTAAAGAAGAAGAGGAGCGGAAGGTAAACTATCATTGATCCGCCATTGGTAATAGTCGAAGTCATCTTGCCGTAATTAATCTTTTTGGAATCACACAGAAACACCTCGGCATAAAGACGCCACCAGAGCTGGTAATGTTTCTCGATGCTCTGACCGCCGATCGTGAGTTCGGCAGTCGCGACGGCGCGCTCGGCGAGCCAAATCGTACTGGGTTCATTGCCCGTATCATGTCCTAGCTCAATAGTCGTAGTGAGCTGAATGAACATGTCCCCGACCAGGTCGCCCATACGGCCGATCGTGACCGAAACCATCTGACCGTTCCCTGGGGTTCCATTCACAGTCTGACGAATCGTCTCCATGGCAAAGTTCGTATAGCGCTTGTAGCTCGCCTGAAAAAAGGTCACCTTCGGGTCACCCGTCAGGTAGACATCCTGGGCACCATAGGCGACCAATTGCACAGTCGCCATTATATATACTACCCACGTAAAAAAATTATCCAGAGTTCCATCCGGCCCTTTGACGATGAGTAGGTCTGGACTCTGGCATGTCTGGGTCTGTGCTTTTAAACCATTTCGGTCCTATGTGCGCCCTCCATTGTATCGAAAGACGGTCCAGGGCCTTTCGACACAATACGCATGGTAAAGAAGTGCCCATGACCCCGTCCCGGCGTATCCGGGTCACTATGACGTCCCCGTATTTTCTATGGACCCACCGGGCCAGACACGACGGGTGAACTCCTTGACGACCAGCCTCAAGCACGAGTTCGCGTATCAAATTGCGTTCGGCGCACCTGTGACAACTGTTAAATGTAGGATCCCGACCATGTGTCACGCACGCTACGATAGGATACATCTCTACTTGTTTGAATAAAGGTTACACCTTTTAATAGAGTATACAGATGGTGACTCCTTCGGTCGCAGAGGCTTTGGTTCACGAGACGATTCAAAAGTTTGGACCGATTGGTATGAGATCACTCAAAGCAAAGACTCTTCTCAAAAAGTCCATCTTGAATTCAATTTTACACCGAAATTCAACGTATACAAGGACGAACCAACGTCCGCTGAGTAAAGTGAGCACCCGGCCGATATGGAAAATAAGTGTCATGTAAAGCTTTGTAAGTAGTCTGAACATAGACGAAACAAAAAAAATGCAAAACCCGCTCCGGGACTTTGCGCGCGAAAACTTTGCGCGTATCCTCGGGTCGGGACCATCCTATAAAAATGCCGAAATTAACATTCTGAACTGGGCGATTCGCAAAACAAGGGCTATCCGACAAGAGGCTTCATGGGAAAACCGAATCTTTCGGAGTTTTTACAAGCAGAAACTTTCAGACATGTTCCAGGAACTCAAGAGGGACCCGACAAAAGTCAGTCTCGGGTTGATCATCGGACCGGATGACCGGGTCCAGGTGAATCTTCAGGTTACGCCGCAGCTCGTCTACCGGATCCGAAACAAGGAGCTCGACGTCAAGAAACTCACCGCATATCCGGCTGACATTCTCTGGCCGGATGGACCGTATGCAAAGGCTCTGTTTGCCGCGCGCGAAAAAGATCTCCAACGCGAAAAGGTCAAGGCGCTCGACGACGACTACACGGGCATGTTCAAGTGCGGCAAATGCAAATCGACCAAGACGAGATACTACCAGCTTCAGACTCGGTCGGCCGATGAGCCTATGACGACATACGTCACTTGTGTCAATTGCGGGTCGCGGTGGAAGTGTTAATATAAAAAGATTTGTCATGAATACAAAAAGCATGTCCCTTGTCCGTGTCTGGACCGATATCGGTGCCCGTAAACCAGTCGCTCTTCTCGCCAAGATTATCAGGACAGACGGACCGGTTTCAATCATCAGATACCTGAGCGAATCTGATGATAAAATTTGGCGCTACGAAGAAGAGACCTGTGAGATTGATGACGAGTCAATCGCCGAAAACCTCAAGACGGATAATGAAGAGGATGTAGGGTTTAAACAATTTGAGGATGGTTTTATACGGGAAGATTCTGACGACGACTACATCCCTTCGGACGAAGAGGATGAAGAAGAGGAGGATGAAGAAGAGGAGGATTACGAAGACGAGGATGAAGATTAAAGACGAAACTCTTGAGTTTGTAAATGATGTCCAACTTCATTAGTGCCTTTGATGCCTCCAAGATTGAGCATGTCGGGTGGCTCAAGCGTATGAATACCATAGCGGAGAATCTCGGACCCGAACAGAAAATCAATTTGATTGCCGAAATCAACCGAAACCCGATCGGTGCAAAGCTGGACCAAAAAGATGCGCTCGAGTGGCCCCATATTCACATGTGTCTCTGCGCAGTCTATGCACGCGCGGTCCTGAATGGCAAGGCTTACATTCCAAATAACTCTTCGAGCCTTTCTTTGTAAAAATCATCATTCCCTTCGAAACGAACAACATTCCCCTCGAATGAGATGCCCGTCTTTTTGTTTACGAGAGAATCGACAGTCATAAAATCCAAAAAGTTTTTGGCACATAAAATCTGAATATCCGAAAAATCCCATTTCTGAATATAGACATGTGTAAGTATATCCAATTTTAAAGGACTCGGCAGAACGAGTGACCCCTCCGTGAGTATATCGGGCCACTCTTTACGCTGGACGACATGCGTATCCATCATTTTACCAATTTCGACGGCATCTTCACACAATCTGAATGCAACCACGGACGTTCGTGATTTTTTATGGATCCGAAGTGTAAATATTCGATTCTGTTCCGAATGAATCGTGTATAACGTCCTGGGGTCCTGTTTGACTGGCACGGGGCGAATGGCGAGCGCCATAGTCTACTTTCAGTTTGGGAAATTTATTCGGCCAATTGGAAGGCACGAGTTGTGAACGATCGCGTCTCTCGGGGCGTATGTTGGAATTCCGGTGAGAACATCAACCTTACAATCCGGAAGACATCCTATAAGTGCTCTTTTGCTCTCCAGATGACAGAAAAAGTGGGGCAACTTTTTAGTGTTTGATTCGAAATATGGCAATTTGTCTATGAGCTCATGCATCAAGGGACACGGTTCATCAATGTCAAGCTGACTCACCTGGTTCGTGTCAATCATGATATAATCACCCTTTTTCTGACTATAAAAAATTTCATCAATCGGTCTCCAGTGAATCTTGTGCATGTCCAAAAAATCAGTCAATTTCATTATGAAAAAAGATGTGATGTAATCTCTAAGTTTACTCGGCTGAAAAAAAAGTATACACAAAAAGTATGGAGTGCTCGGTGTGCTACTCCGAGGAGGGGTCCTTTTGCAAGCTCACGTGCGGCCATGCATTCTGCACAGGCTGCATCAAGACGTGGTATCTCAAAGGAACAGGTACGGGGTGTCCCATGTGTCGCCGACCCATTTATTTCAAGGGGTTTCACAAAATAAAGGACGAGTGGGACGAAGAGTCTTATGACACGCGCTGTTCGGAAATCCTGGGCGAGGCATTCGATGCCGCCTTTGAAGAGGCTCTGGAAATGGCGGAGTATTTTGGATCCGAATTCAAAGATGAAATTATGAATGACCTGATTGAAGATTTTCAGAATATCGAAAGCACATTCAACTGTCTGATAAATCAGGATGTCCATGAGGATGATATCGAATATGTTCTCTTTGAGACGGGCGAATACTATTCCTGGCGACGCTCGGCCAAGCGTCGCTGGATCGATGAACCTCTTAAAGAGACGGCGACCCGCTACCCGCACATCAAGGCTGGTTCCCGGACAAGCTCCAAGAGAAGCAGGGCCCTCGCGGACCAGGTTGAGACCTTCACATTTTATTTTTTTGTTTAATTAATACGGAATTTTACCCGAGTGCAACATGAAAATGCCCACTATAATAGCTATGAGTCCCAGATATTCGATAGGTCGCGAGAGTCGTTCTCCCAGAATTAAATAGGCGGCGACAGTTTCGAGCGCGGCTGATACACCGTCCCACATCCCATTCACATAAAGAACGTTCCCCTGTTTTAGTGCCGTGATCAAAAAGTATATGACCCCGACATAGCCTACTGATCCCTGAGTAAATGCTTTCGCCCCCCCGGACCGGGCAAAGTCTTTAAATCCAAAGTCGCCGACAATTTCGGACAAGGACAAGAGCATAATGTTCACAAGACTCATTCTTAATTAAAAGGGGTGAACATATTTTTTACACAATGGAGGCTATCGAGGCTGTTCTTGAGCTGGCAAAGGAGCGCGACGAGATTGCGAATGACCTGGACCTGTATGACGAGTGGTTCGAGTCCCTGGTTGGAAGAGATGCGACCGTGACGGTCAAGACCAAGAAGAAGACTCGGTTCATTGATTGCACGGTGACCGCCTTTGTTCGGGGCGAGGGCTGGGAGTTTACGGACGAGTCTGGCGACGAGGTATTTACGGCATCTTTTGCTGACCTGTTTGACGGGTCCGTGATTATTCACGAGTAAAAGATGCGTAAAGTTCATTGCAAAAATCATGGAGACCCGGCACGATGACATTATTCCAAAACTCTTCGTCGCGATCAATTTCGTGACTCATCACCTGGGTGTTGTATTGCTCGACCAACCGAGCATGTACAAGACCGAGCATCTGAAGATATACCTGAATCTGAATCATTTCATATTCAACCACCTGTTTGAACAATCGGTTCGTCCGATTCTTAATCTCGACAAGAGTCCGGGACCCATCCGGGTGCTCCTCGATCCGATCAATCTTCCCCGTGACTACAAACTTTGTATCACCGAGCGTGCACACTTCATAGTTGTAAAACGAGTTATCCTTGACGAGTTTCACGCCCTCCTCCGCCTGGACCTTTACGGATGTCTTGTCCTCGGACCGAGTTCCATGGGTCGTATATACCCGGGACCGAAGGTGTTCTATAACCTCAATCTTTTGGGTCTCTGTCAATTTTGAATCAGAATTCACAGCGTCCCGAGCAGTATTAAACACATCCTGAACCTGATTCGAGTCCCGAGCCTTGATTGCAACGGCCGAGGCCAAGACGGTTCGAGCCTCTGATGATGCACTCAGAGCTTCTTGGGCGCGATCGTTTTTCGTCTTTCCCTTGAACGTCTCTGGGCTGTATTTCTTCCAGAGTTCATCCAGAACCTCGCTCCGGGGCTTGTATTTGTTCCGGCCAATGATCGCCGCAACCTCGCTCGCCTTCAGAACGACCCGAGAGACGACCATTTTTTTGTAAAACAAAAGGTTAAATCTCTATCCAGAAATCAGAGGGTCGCGAGCCATATCTTGAGCGCCATAGCACGGTCCGTATACGGCTCAGCCTTGGCTCGTTTCATAAAGGCAATCTGGAGATCACACCGAGCCTCGGCGACAATTTTGCCACAAAGTTCCTTGTGTTCATCGTGAACTTCACCTGGGGCCATATCCGTTGTCAGCACGTGAATCCGCTGAATACGTGGGATGTATTTGCTTAAAACTCGTTCAATATCGTCCTTTGTCAGATTGTATAGATATTTGTGGGACCGGGTTTGTTTTTTGAGGTATTGAAGCTCCATTTTTTGTTACTGTATATTAAGAAAAAATGGAGTCCGATTCAAAGCGTCAGAAAAAGCGCGACTCGGCCAAAAAGGCGAAGGATTACATTTACAGTAATAAACATGTGAGGATTATAGTAGAGAAACATGCACAAAAGAACATGTGTCCAGGTTCGACGGACGGTCAGGACCGTCGCGAAACATCCAGCCATTCGGTCGAGTGTTCTCCTAAGAAAACACGTGATTCGGGGAGCGACGCTCGGGCTCGTCCCGGATGCTTTAAATGATCTGGCGTTCCACCATGCCCAGCTCAGTGTCGACGAAGTCATACACGTTTTACAGGATCAAGCGATGCTCACAAGTATAAGCACAGCCCTATTCTTTTTGAGTAAGTGTGTATTTTAGTCGGGCGTTCGGATACTGTATGTCAAACGTCACTCTCAGTCTCCCCTTTTCCTTAAATCCCTTGTTGGGAATGATATAGTCTTCGCGTGGGTCCAAGACTCCCCAATCTGCCGTGTCGATTTCTATCGGTCCGTCAAAATGTGGAATTTCCATTTTTTTGCCATTGACCGATTCCTCGAATGTAATTTTAGTCATGAATATGAGATCGTCTCCTTGTCTCAAAAAGACGGAGTGGTCCGAGACGCGAATTTTCAGGTGAAGGTCTCCGGGTTCCTCGCCTGGTCTCACGGGTTGTTCACCCAGTCCATGTTTTTTGATGACTGTTCCATCACTGATACCTGCGGGCAATTTCAATTCTAAATTGAGACGCTCAATCTTGCCACAGTTTGGACACCCTTTCCGTCGAGACCCATGGCCTTGACACTCGGGACATGGCTGCCTGAATGCCATCGGACCCATTTGCATATTGTATGACCCAGCCCCATTACACTTGGGACATTTCACGAGACACTCGAAACAAGACTTGTTCAATTGTATTTTCAAATTGCGTGTCGTTCCCTTGTATGACTCTTCGAATGAAATTTTGATTTCATGTGCATGGTCGGCTCGACGCACGGGGCCTCGTGGTGGTGCCGGTCCTCCGCCATTGAACATTTGTGAAAATATATCATTCATGTTCATCTGAGGTGGAGGTCCGTCAGCCGTCCCGTACCGATCAAAGTTTTGACGCTTTTCAGGATCCGAAAGGATATCATACGCCCCCTGAATCTTTTTGAACACTTCTGGGTTTCCCCCCTTGTCCGGATGGTTCTTGAGGACTAATTTTCTATACGCCTTTTTTATGTCCTCGGCCGATGCCGAATTATCCAGACCCAACATTGAATACGGATCGGCCATTTCACTTTTAGTCACTGACATCTTTACCTGGATAAAAAAACGAGACATAGTTTGATAAATGTCTCGTGCAAACATTCAGAAGCTTGTCGAGCGTGTTTCCAACCTGAAGGCTGATCTCAAAGAGGCGAACGCCGAGCTCAAGGAGGCTCTCGAGGAGACGACCTTATTCAAGGCTATTCTGGCGGCGACACTCGAGCAGTCGACCGAGACGGTCAAGGTTCCTGAGAAAGCTGCATCGGCCCAGGCACTCAAGGTGACTATGGCGGTATACGCTGCGTCCGAGCAGTAAGGAAAAAAAGAGGTTTGTGAACGCTTAAAAGTTCAAAACATCTAAAAAAACAAACAAAAAAAATGGCCTACCTGCTCTGGAACGACAAACGCCTTCTATGTGCATACGACGGTCTGCGGCCAGAGCCAGTCTTTGTATGGACATACTCGGACTTTGAGCGCCACTTGACCGAATATCTATGTGCATACGACGGTCTGCGGCCAGAGCCAGTCTTTGTATGGACCTATTCTGATTTCGAGCGCCACCTGACTGAGTTTATTACACCATCGATGTATCATTTCATGACGTGTCACGTCATGGAGTACATCTCGGACACCTGTCTCGTTTCGATCCAACGGGGCGAATACATTTCCGAAGGTCTAGAGGCGGAGGCGGTCGATGCATATTTCGGGATTCCGATCCAGGCCCGGATCAATATGCACGAACAAGAGCTTGTGAATCTGGCTCATGAGAAAAAGCGGGCCGAGGACAAATATACGGCAGTCCTGGACTACCTTTTGGACGACGCGACACCTTTCGACCCGACGAGCCCGATTTACTACAAAGAGTTGCGAAGCCTTGTGGATAAATACGGGGACGAGGTGCAGCGACTCGAGCAAGAGTATCAAGAAGAGATGCAATGGGTTGGGGGGCACGAGCAGGGCGCCGAGGACTTTTTTTAAAAATATCGTGTAAAGAGTAAGGAATGACAATCGTCAATGGTGTCGAAATAGGTCCCATTATTATAAATGAAACCCGTCAGACGATTCAGAACAATGACCCGATCGACGATACGCTCCATGTCGTCATTGTTATTTCGAACCCGTGTAATTACAAGAGAAGATATCAACTCGCCCGTGAATTTATAGACCGTTTCGAGTCCGAAGGACCCCATGTGAAGTTGTATGTCGTCGAGCTCGTCTATGGACCAGACCAAAAATTTCGAGTGACACGGTCGGATGATCCATCACACCTTCAATTGAGAACGAACAGTCCTCCTTTATGGCACAAGGAAAACCTCATTAATATCGGGGTTCGTAAACTTCTTCCGGAAACGTGGAAAGCGATGGCTTGGATCGATGCTGACATTGAATTTGAGTCACCGACGTGGGCTCTGGATACACTGAAAATTTTGAACGGTTCCAAAGATGTCGTTCAGCTTTTCAGCCACGTGGTCGATATGGATCATAAAAATGAGACGATGAATATATTCGAAGGATTTGGGTACAAGTATAGCAAAAGATGCACACGGGGAAATGACGGTGTATGGCATCCAGGATTTGCCTGGGCCATGAATCGTAAAGCATGGGACCGGCTCGGCGGTCTTTATGAATTGAGTATTCTCGGGGCGGGTGATCACAACATGTCTCTGTCTTTTCTGGGCAAGGGTATTTTGAGTGTAAATCAAGGAACAACTCCAGGATATAAAAAGTCGGTCCTTGAGTTTGAAAAAAAAGCGAGAGGGTTGCGTCTCGGATACGTCCCAGGAGTCATCAGACACTTTTTCCATGGTCAGAAGAAGAATCGTCGCTACTGCGAACGTTGGCAGATTCTCGTCAAGAATGCATACGACCCGGCTGTCCACGTGACACTGGACCCTGTGACGGGTCTTTTGGTCCCGACCGGGGAGTGTCCACCCGAGTTGATCAGGCAGATTATGGAATATTTCCAGGCGCGGAATGAGGATGAATTTTTTTCTTGACGTACGGTACAAATGGCTGGTGGACTTATGCAGTTGGTCGCTTACGGCGCCCAGGACGTCTACCTGACGGGTCAGCCCAAGGTGACTTTCTTCCAGGCGGTCTACAAGCGCTACACGAACTTTGCGATGGAGGCGATCCAGCAGACTGTGAACGGCTCCTCGGCGAGCTCCAGCCGCGTGTCCGTCACGATCGCCCGTAACGGCGACCTGGTCGGTGACATGTGGCTGTCTCTGTCGCCCACCACCGGCGGTGCTGTCGTTTCCAACAACTCCGGAATGGACTACAACTGGATCGCCGAGCGTGCGATCGCTGACATTGAGCTGACCATCGGCGGCCAGCGCATCGACAAGCACTACCAGACCTGGTTCCGTCTGTATGCCGAGGTGTTCCTGTCCGAGTCCCAGAAGACTCTGTATGGCAAGATGACCTCCGTGCCCACGGCGGGCAACTTTGAGTACAATGGCCAGACCACCACCCCAGGCGTGATCCTGCCCCTGATCTTCTTCTTCAACCGCAACCCAGGCCTCTACCTGCCCCTGATTGCCCTCCAGTACCACGAGGTCCGCCTGGACTTTGACCTGTCCGCCACCTACGGCACCTACTTCAGCACCAACCCCGTGGTGTGCTGGGCCAACTACGTGTACCTGGACACCGAGGAGCGCCGCCGCTTCGCCCAGAAGGGCCACGAGTACCTGATTGAGCAGGTGCAGCACACGGGCGGTGACAGCACCACCTCTGCCACCGGCAGTCAGACCCAGAACCTGATCCGCCTGACCTACAACCACCCGGTCAAGGAGCTGATCTGGTGCTACCAGAGCGCCAGCTACCCCTCAGCGGCCCCGAACGCCATGTGGAACTTCAGCTCCAACGTTGCCAATGTCAACGTCACCTGCTCCGCCACCACGGTGTCCAATGTTTTCCTCCAGAGTGTGGGTGCCCCGCGCATGCTGTATGCCACTGGTTCCGTTCCTTCGGTCGAGGACGGCCAGGATCCTTCGGCTGGGACTCTGGCCGTGGGCCCCCTGTCCACCTT